TTCATTGTCTAAGGCATCCAAGTCCGATTGAAGAAAAGCCACGAGCTCGACTTTAATCATATAAGTAGGTCTCATTACCAACTTTAGTCGGATGGGGGAGTGCCTTAACGCTCACCCCACGTCTAGCCATGTATACAACATGTTTCATGGCTTCAATGTTGAAACCGTTAACGTTATTCCTTGAGATGTTTGGCGTTAGGTTGACGAAATGCGGAAAAGTTTCATTTGATATATTGTACGTTCGTGACGTATTATCAAATAAGTTTGCAGTGTTCAAGTCCTTATCTGCTAGATATGCGTGCATCTGGCGCTCAGCTACTTCAGCAATGCTAGTCAGAGCAGGCTCCGATACGTCCAAGGCAGTGAGACAAGTGGCCCAGTTCTGCATGGGATAGCCTGATAATACACCCAGTATTTCGTTACCAGTCAAGTATGCTGGGGCTGAGCCCGGGTTATTCCTAAGAATGCGATCTATGTTTGAAGCGGGACTACTGGCGACAGCGTTCCTGTATGATAGGCCAACTATACGGTGTACGTTCTTAACTCCCTCATCAGCTGTAAGGTAAGGTGATTCTACACCAATGGCTGTGTTCGGTGCTAGATAAAAATTGCAGAAGAAGGCAGGCCCAGGCGACTTGGATAGCTTCCCATTTATGATGTCCGTTAGTATCATATCAGCCGTCGCTTCCTTAACTGACCGCTCCTCCAAGGTTCCGATGATCTTCTCGTTTAGATGCCTCTCACAAAACTCAGGCATCAGTTTTTTCAAGCCGTTAGATAGGCGGATTCCAAGCCCATCGGGATCCACACCATTACGACGCTTAAAATGCTGCTTCCAGATGTCGTGAAGGTAATCACCGTTCTGCTCACGCATCTGATCGATGAATAAGGCTTTGGCTTTACCCGTACTCAATGTAGCTACCAATTTACTCAGGACCTTACGCTCAACGGAATTCATTGGTAAGTACCTGCCCATTGACCTGATCTCAGGTGAAGTCAGCGCTATCTCGGGCGTCCCATAGCAGCAGATTAGCTTAGGCGTTGGAATAAAAGTGTAGTTACCTGCTCTGACTCCATTCAGTAGCTTCATATCCGACGTGAACTGTCTCATGCATGAGTCAACGCTACCATACCTGATCATCATCGTCATCGCCATGTCGTATAATATATTCACCTGCTCTAGGTACCCCAACCCAACGAAACTATTCTTTTCAGACGTCAGGCTGTCTAGAAAGACATCTAAGGCCAGGTATCCACGATACACCCATATCTTAATGTGTTCAACTACGTTGTTGCCTACCACGGTTCTTTTAGGCGATAGCTCTAGATGATTTGCATCGGCGGCGTCCTTCAAGCACTCAACCATCAAGCCAGCAATTTCTTTAGATAATGGGCGGCCATCTGCAACTCTGTATACTTCCACTGAATCGTCTCCAACCTTGTTAGCTGTAATGAGCTGAACTTTAGACAATCCGATCTTCTCTGCGCGAGCGTTGTACATATTCAGAGCCATGGTTGAATGAGCGTCGTTTGAAGTGGTGTTACGCACCTGAGTGGTCAACTCTCCTGACTTAACCCCTGCGCTTTCACACACCAGTCCAGCCATCTTATATAGCAAGGGCCGGTCATATGATGACGCTGACACTTCCAGCAAGTCAGCCATTGATGCTGTGTCCAAAGTAAGTGGAATCAGTCCAGTGTGCTGTCCTGTGTAAGCCTTCTGCTGTGACCTAACCCCATCGGCATGAGCTTTTGATATCTCACCCCACTGACTGGTGTCGAATTGACCAAAATCCTTGGCTACGGC